GCTATTGGGAATGGCTTTTAGCAACAACACAGCGGCAAGTCTTGCTGATGGCATTTTACCTGCGGCTGTCCAAGAGGGAAACAAGTACCTAGAGATGATTGGACGAGCCACACTTAGAATGCTTACGTTAGAAGAGCAATACAATGACGCTCGTAACTATGATTTAAGTTGGCCTATGCTTAAAAAGGTTAATGAGATCTACACTTTATATAAAGCTGAGAATAACAAATACGATTATACTGACATGATTCGATTGTTCGTGGAGCAAGGTACGTCCCCTTCTCTTGAGGTGTTGATTGTGGATGAGGCACAGGATTTAACTCCGTTGCAATGGAAGCAGGTTGAGGTACTAAAGCAAACAACAGAACGTGTTTGGTACGCAGGAGATGATGACCAAGCTATTCATCGATGGATGGGCGTTCGGGTTGAGCAGTTTATGGAAGCGTGTGATGAGGTTGAAATCCTAACGCAGAGTCATAGAGTTCCCTCGTCAATACACAAGCTTGCGAACAGAGTTGTAGGGAGAATAGACGTAAGGTTTGAGAAGCAATGGGCTCCGACTGAGCGTGAGGGCAACATTGATTATCATTCCTCATGGTACGATGTAAACATTGACCACGGTTCGTGGACTATTATGGCAAGAACCAATAAGATTATTGGCATGGTTGCAGAGGAGTTAAGGGAAAGCGGATACTTCTTTGAACGATACGGAGTGCCAAGCATAAGTCCCGATTACATGAGGGGCATTAATACTTGGAATACATTAATAGATGGAGTTTCGATTTCTCTGAGTGATGCTCATGCCTTATACCGGATTGTTCCAAAACAGGGAGAGAACGCTGTTATTAAACGAGGATCGGCAAAGACGTTAGAGTATGTCGATCCAGAGGCCATGCTAAGTTATGAGGACTTGGTGGAGCATCACGGTCTTATTGCTCCAAAGGACAGACACGCAAACAGCATTGTAAATATGTCTGATGATGATCAGAATTACATGTCGGCATTAATTAAACGAGGGGAGGATATAAACAAACCTAGAATTAAACTATCGACCATTCATGCAATGAAGGGGGGAGAAGATGACAATATCATGTTGTTTACAGAGTCAGCTTATCCTTGCGTGAACAGTAGGTTCCCTGACGACGAGCACAGGATTTTCTATACAGGCATAACAAGAACCAAAGAAAATCTGCATATAATAGAAACAGGCGCAAAGTACAGGTATGAAATATGAAAAGAGATGAAATACTACAAGAGGCAGAGCGAATGATCAATGGTCCGAGAGCCAAGGACTATGGTGATGCGTATCTTAACCATGAACGCATTGCTAAAATGTGGACGGTTTTATTGGGACATGACGTTACCGTTGAGCAAGTATATATGTGCATGATTGCCGTAAAGCTTTCTCGGTTGATTGAAACACCAACGCACGAGGACAGTGCCATAGATATTTGTGGTTACGGTGCTTTGCTTGGGGAGGCATGTGATGGTCAAAAGTAGTAGCATGTTAGATTTCTGGGAACGTGAGGAACTTAATCTTATTGAAGTTGATTGGACAGCCCCTGACGAGTTTCCCGATTTAACAAAGTGTAAGTTTATGGCGATTGATTTAGAAACCTGTGATCCAAACCTTACGACCTTGGGGCCAGGGTGGACACGCAACGACGGATTTATCGTCGGTATAGCCATCGCCGCAGGGGATTTTGAGGGATACTACCCGATTAAGCACGAGAGAGGTGGAAACCTCACACAGCGTCGTGTGATGGAATGGTTAAAGGTTCAGTTAGCAACGCCCCATATTCCTAAAATCATGCACAACGCAACGTATGATGCAGGGTGGCTACGGTGGGCAGGTGTTCGTATTGAAGGTAGGATTATAGACACAATGATTGCTGCTCCTTTAATTGATGAAAACCGGTTTAGCTACAGCCTAAACAACCTGGGGCGAGATTACATCGGCATGGGCAAGAGTGAAGCAAGCTTACGAGCGGCGGCCAAAAGCTTTGGTCTGGATCCAAAAAAGGACATGTGGCGACTTCCAGCAAAGTATGTGGGAGCCTACGCAGAACAAGATGCTCGAATGACCCTGAAGCTGTGGAACAGATTTGAAACAGAATTAAACTCTGAGGAGTTAAAAACAATCTTCGATCTGGAAACAAGTCTGATTCCGTTGATGATTGATATGCGAGAGCGTGGGGTCAAGGTTGATGTTGATGGAGCGGAACGAGCTAAAAAGAAACTCATGGGAATGAAGATAGAAATAAACGCTGACATCAAGAAAGACTTGGGGTTTAACGTTGAACCGTGGGTTGCCACAAGTGTGGCGAAAGCGTTTGATTACTACAAGATACCCTACAACAAAACGGATACCTCCAACAAGCCATCGTTTACCAAAGCATATCTACAAGGGTGTCCTCACCCCATCGCAGCAAAGATCCTGAGACTTCGAGAACTGGACAAAGCTCACAATACATTTATCGATAGTATCTTACGTCATGAACATAAGGGACGAATACACTGTGAATTCCACCAGTTGCGTTCTGACGACGGTGGAACGGTGACAGGCAGATTCTCGTCCTCTAACCCCAACTTACAGCAGATCCCTGCCAGAGAGCCTGAAATTAAGTCTCTTATCCGTGGACTGTTTATTCCTGAAGATGGACACAAGTGGGGATCCTTTGACTATTCGAGCCAAGAACCGAGGCTCTTGGTGCATTATTGTGCGTCTCTAACCGAGTCGGAAAAACATGCACAGATTGAGTCCGTTGTTGAGGAGTATCATAAGGGCGACGCTGACTTTCATCAAATGGTTGCTGACATGGCAGGAATTAGCCGGAAGCAAGCCAAGACGGTTAATCTTGGTATTATGTATGGTATGGGTCGGGCAAAGCTTGCTGCAACGTTGGACATAACAATTGATGACGCTAAGAACCTTCTTGAAACGTATCATGAGAAGGTTCCGTTTGTTAAAGGTCTTGCTGACAGAGTTTCAAACAAAGCTCAGAAGGACGGTAGAATACGAACGATCCTAGGTCGCAAGTGCCGATTTGATATGTGGGAACCTCGAAGCTTTGAGTACCACAAACCTAAGAAACTTAAAGACGCTCAAGCCGAGTGGGGTCCACAAAGAATACGAAGAGCGTTTACCTACAAAGCACTAAACAAACTTATTCAAGGCAGTGCAGCGGATCAAACCAAGAAGGCTATGGCCGATTGTTACGCCGAGGGGTTGATTCCGTTGATGACTGTTCACGATGAACTTTGCTTTAGTGTTGAGAGCGAACAGCAAGCAAATAAGATTACAGAAATCATGGAGACAGGGCTACCTCTTAAAGTGCCGAGTAAAGTGGATCAGGAACTTGGAAACAATTGGGGAGAGGTTGGTTAAGCTTCAAGAAGCTCTAAGGCCGAGTCCTTTGTTTCTTTATTACGCCTGGTCCATCCCTTGCCAAAGGAATCAAAGGTCTTGAGTCCCTCATAAAACCCTTGGCGTTTATCGTGCATTTTTTCGATAAGCTCCTTGGGTTCGTGCTCTTCAATCAGCTTCAGAGTTTTAGGGCCGATGCCCCCGTCTTGAGTGGCTCCGATAATTCCTTGCAAAGCCTTTGCACTGCGTCCAACACCAGAGTTTACAGCCCAATCGAACACCGACCAATCAACTCCATTTGGTAGGTCATCACATTTGCAACGCTTCCAGTAATTATTGTAATATATGGGTGCAACATCTTTTACAGTTAAATCCCGCATTTGTTGCTCTGTTACTTTTTTACCCACCCATTTTTCATAAACCATGCGAGTAACACCGAGATTGGTCATGCCCCCAGGATCACGGGGGTGGTTTACAAAGCCTCCTTCATGGTGAAGAAGCATATCTAAACACTTATCAAAGTTTTCTTTCATGTTTCTGTTCCTTTTCTTTGCAAGTCAGACAAATCTGTTTTACCTTCTTAAACGTCTTTGCGATGGTGTAGACTTCAAATATTTCTATGGGGGTGCTGCATACAGGGCAAAATACCTCTTCCTCTTCTTCCATTCATTACGGCTGACCAAAGGTAGCACGGGTCAATGGATCGGGGACCGTGATTGGATTAACACGACTAGCATTGGAAGCCGGTGAGGGTGGCAGTACATTAGGAAGTTGTTGCGTTGCTTGTCGTATTTGCGGAGTTATTTGACGAGTAAAGTCCGAAACATTTTGAATGGCCTGATTTACATTTTGTTTTATTTCTGGAGAAACACCAGCACCTTCACTGCTAAATCCTAATTCAAGCATTGCTTTTGCCATACTTGATTCCATAATTTGAAACGCTCGACCAAGCTGATCTCCTCCAGGTTGTCTGCTTGCTGTTAACGACTTTAAAACAAGAGGAGTTCGCAAAGCTTTTGACATGCCTAAGTAAAAAGCCGCCGCAGGAATTGTTGCAAACGGAGCCGTTAATAATCCATATATACCAAGACCAAGTGCAATGTTTGGAGCGGCTAGACCACCTTTTCCTGCTACGGGAGCATTGGAAACAGATACCATGTTATCGGCAAGCTTAAACATTCCGTCAGAGGTTTCTTTGCCAAACATCGCTGTTATTGTTTCTCTTCCATACCCGTTTAAAGTAGATTGAAAGTTAGCTCCAAGGTTTCCAGTTACAAACCTTTCTCTAAAGTCAGGAGTGTCCATGTCTCCAAGAGATCGAATAATACGACTCATTGAAGCATCCTGAACAGCCGCAAAAGTTTCTGGACGTATTTCTCCAAAATCTTTTGTAGTTACTGTTCTGCCATCTGCTGTTTGAAGTTGTATTTTACCTTCTTTAAATGCTCGAACACGAGAGGCGTTTCCTCTTTGAAATAATTGTTTTGAGATACCTTCTGCGTCATTAGCTTGAAGAGAGCGAAGAAGAGAATTTGTATTAAACGCAGTTTGATTATCAACGGTTTCTCTAAGTGCTCGAATACCGCCAGCAATACCTTCATCTGCAAATTGAGACATAACTTTCGGATCAATCTCTGCTCCTGTTTGTTTTAAAACTGTTGTAAGTTTGTTAATGCTATCAAGTTGTCCTTTAAACAAAACACCTTTAGTTGATCCAAGCTCTTCTACTTTTTTCGCAAATCTAATTCCATCAAACATTTCAACTCCGTTACGAGTTGTGTAATTACTTGGATCTTCTATTTCTTTTTGAATCCAAGCT